TCCCTGAGGTGGCTGCCGTCCCCGGCACGGGCAAGTTCGGCCAGTGGGCGGACAGGACGCTGCCGCGGATCAGGGACGAACTGATTCAGGAACTCGGCCGGGCGGTGGCGAAGGCTGAAGCCGAGAACGCCCGCCGCGATGCCAAGGGGAAGTAATGCCAGCCACGACGTTCATCGACGAATCCCTCATGCAGCTGCGGTCGGTCTCAGCCGACATCGCAGCGTCCGTGGGCTCGCGGATCTACGCCGTCCAGGCTCCGCAGGGGACGGCGATGCCGTGCCTGGTGTTCGACCGCCAGGACGCCAGCCGTGGGCCGTACATGCACATGACCGGCATGACCGGGATCACGCGGACGACGTACACGGTGTCGTGTATTTCGACCCGGCTGGTGGACTGCCGCAACCTCGGCCGAGCGGTCAGGGCAGCCTTACAATTCAAGCGGACGGCGGCGGTCCGGCTCGTCACGGTCAAAGACGAAAACGACCAGCAAGAGCCTGCCAACCCCGGCGACCAGACGCCAATCTACCGGACGGACCTGACAGTCGAGATCACCCACTCGGAGAGTTGAACATGGCTGCTGACATCGGACAGGGCACCTACGTTTCGTTCGGCACCGCGCTGCACACCGCGACCGGCTACAAGATCACCGGCGTGAACCACAACGGCATCGCACGGGCCGTTGCCGACGCGACGCACATGCTGTCCTCGGCCAAGGAGTTCGTGGCCTCGAGCATCTACGACCCGGGCGAAGTCTCGGTTGAGGTGCTGCACGACCCGGCCGTGAAGCCCGTCGCCGACCTGGCGAACGTCGCCACCAATCAGGTGGTGAGCGTGTACTGGGCCAACGGTGGCACGGCTGTGACGCTGTGGTCGGCGTTCGGCTACATGACCGGATACGAGGCCGGTGCCCAGATGGAAGACATGCAGTCGGGCTCTGTGACGATCAAGCTCTCGGGTGCCCTTGGTTGATTGGTGTGACGCAGGGAGGCGCGCATGGCTCTGAGTCGTGATGAGTTCTTCAAGCGGAAGCGTCCGCTGCCGAAGGTGAAGGTGCCGGTGCCCGAACTTGGCGAGGACGCCGAGGTGTGGGTCACCAAGTTCACCAGCCGGATGCGGAACCGTTTCGAGGAGATCGCCACCGGCGGCAAGGTCGGCGGGTCGGTCAACCTCAAGAACGTGTCCGCGAAGGTCGTGGCCCTTTCGTGCGTGGACGACGACGGCAAGGCGTTGTTCACCGAGGCGGACGAGGAACGGATTGGCGAGTTCGACGCCGACGCCGTGCAGCGGATCGTCGATGCGGTGTTCAAGCTGAACGGGCTTGGTGCCAATCCTGTGGAGGAGGCCGCGGGAAAATAGAGCGCCAGCCGGTCCTGCAGTTCCTCTACCGGCTGGCCTTGAAGCTGGGGATCTGGAACGTCGAGGAGCCTGGCGGCCTGGCGGACGTGATGAGCGTGGACCAGTTGTACGGGTGGATGGGCTACTACCAGCTGGAGCCGTGGGGCGACGAGTGGTTGAGGGACGCGATGAGCATGGCACAGTTCGCATCCGCCCACCGTTCCAAGGGTTCGCCGCGTCGCAAGCCTGACGACTTCATGCCCGTGCCGAAGCGGACGCAGACGCCTGAGCAGATCGTGGCGGCCTTCCGTGCGATCGGAGGCGGGTGATGGCCAAGAACTTCGGCCGCGTCAACGTCTCGATCACGGCGTCCACGGGCGGACTGACTGCCGGGCTGGCGAGCGCTGGAAAGCAACTGAGCGGCTTCCAGGGTCTGGTGAGCCGGATGACCGGCGGGATGGGCAACGGCTTCGCCAGTGCCGCAATGGGGGTTCTCGGGCTTGGCCGCGGAGCGTCTACGGCGGCGGTGGGCGTGGCGATCCTAAGCGGGGCGATGAAGAGCCTGCTCTTGCCGCTAGGTGTCATCGCTGCCCTTACGGCCCCGTTCGTGGCCATCGGCCAGGCAATGGACTACGCCGAGGGCGTGCAAAACCTGTCCACGGAACTTGGCGTGGCGTCTGGCCAGTTGCAGGTTCTCCAGCACGCGGCCGGCGAGGTCGGCGTAAGCCAAGAGCAGCTCACCGGCGGGCTGCGTCGCACGGCCAGGATGACGAGCGAACTGGCGGCCGGCACGCCGGCGGCCGTCAAGGCGTTTCAGGGTCTCGGCCTGACCATGCAGGACATGGCGGGGCTGGACACTGCCGGCCAGTTTGCCCTCATCGCCGACCGAATCGCAGCCCTGCCGCCGCAGATGCAGGCCGCGGCGGCCATCGACATCTTCGGCCGGTCAGGGCAGGGCATGCTGAACGTCCTGCGGCAAGGCGGCGACGGCATCCGCGAGATGGACACGCTGCTGACGAACCTTGGCGTGAAGATGAGCGGCGAGCAGACGGCAGCCATCGAGGGGATGGGCGATGCACTCGGGCGGCTGATCCTGCCGGTGAAGGGTTTCATTCTCCAGTTCACGGCCGGCATTGCGCCTGCCATCACGGCCGTGTCGAATCTGATCGTCGGGTTTTTCTCTGAGAACACGAAGGGCTGGAGTTTGGCGTCTGGGGCGGCGGCCGTGTTTACCGGCGTGCTCCGTGGTGTCGTCGGTGCATTCACGGTGCTGTACGGCGTGTTTCAGATCATCTTCGCCATCAACGCAAAACTGAGCCAGGCGTTCAGTGCTGTGTTCTCAGTGATCCTTTCCGGCGTTCAAAGCCTAGCCAAGTCGCTGGCTCGGCTGGCCGAGGCTGCTGGGTTCACGGACCTTGCCGGTTCGCTCGATGCCGGCGCTGCGGGTGCCGCCAAGATGCAGCGAGGCGTGGACAAGCTCGGCAAGGAGTACGGGGAGCAAGCGGCCGAAGGCTTCGCCAACGGCATCAACAACATCACCAACCCGTTTGGTGCCTTCGACGCGGCTCTTGCGAAAGCCCAGTCCGACGCTGCCGCGAACGCCGCCAAGGGAGGCGCGCCGCCCCCGGGAACGCAGCCCGTGGCCCAGGCCGTCGGTTCCGCGATCAAGGCGTCCGTGCAGGAACTTCGTGCCATCGTGGTCGGCAGTTCCGAGGGCGAGACGTTCCGCAACAACATCCTGCGTGGGGCCGATCCGCGGCTCGACGTGAAGGACGACGCTCGGCAAACGGCAGAGAACACGGAGCGGTCTGCCGACGCACTGGAGGACATCGCAGCCCGGCTTGATCCAGCCGGCCTTGCGGTGATCGGCTAATGGCTATCACCGACGTTCGAGAATTGCGGTCCTTCGAGTTCAGCGAAAGCCTTGAGTCCAAGGGCAAGGTGACGCTTCAGGGCTCCGTGGACCTGTTGGCATTGCATGACTCACTGCCTGACTTTGCTGCACTGGCAGAAGACTCAACGTCATGGCCCAACCTGAGCGGTGGCAAGATTCCGCAGGTCGGCGACATGCGGTTGATAGCAGGCGTGTTGTTCAAGGTGAAAGGCCGCAAGTTCGCTTTCTATAAGGGCGACGACGCCGACAGGGCGGTCAAGATAACGCTGTCCTACGAGGCACAGAAAGAGGACACGGAGCAGCCGACTCCCGAGGAGGAAGACGAAGAATCGTGGCAGAGGCTGAGCGTCACGACAGAGCAAAAAGAGTGCCCGCTTGACGATCACGGTGCCAATGGAGAGTTCGACAACGACCCAAAGTCGGCAAAAAATTCCGCAGGCGATCCGCTTGATGGGCTCACAGAAAATCGCTGCCTGCTTCGGTTCAAGTACACCAACACCAAAGTGGCGACGCCAAACTTCAACACCCTAACTAAATACGTCAACACAACAAACGATCAGCCGTTCATCGGCGGTGCCCGTCGCACCATGCTCTGCTTGGGCTACAACGCAGAATACGACGACAAGCAGTCCGTTTGGACGGTTTCGGTGGAGTGGCTGTACGACCCTAAGGGGCACGTCGTAACGGTGTGGGACGCAGGGTTCAATGAGCTCGTCAACAATGAACGCCGGGCCATTCTTGACGTTCGCGGCAATCCTGTCAGCAAGCCCGTTCCCTTGGACGGCAATGGCCAAGCGGTGGCCGCGGCATCGCTTGTGCCGCCGTATGCGTCTGGAAACATGGCGCAGTTGACGTTCTATCCGTACCCAGAGAAATCACACGGCAACATCTTTTCGGAGGCTGGAATCTAATGGCAGACGAAGTAAAGGTCTCGGTGTCGCTCCAGTGCGACAACGGCAACTTTTCCGACCGGTTCGCGGCAGCCTCGGTGAAGGCGAACCAGACGACGCAGGCTGCGGCGGCTGGCGTTGTGACCGTCGGTACGGCGGTGCAGACGCTGTCGCTTGGCGTGGTGTCGGCCCCCGGCTACGCGGCTTTCCGCAATCTGGCGACGCAGACGGCCGGCACGCACGCCGTGTTCATCGGCCGGTATGACGGCACGAACAATCAAGAGGTGCTCGAGCTCCAGCGTGGCATGGCGGCGGTCCTGCCGCTGGCCGAGACCGTTACCATCGGTCTGCGAGCGGTGACGAGCACGCAGTACACGTCGGCCGCTCGTGTGCAGTACCTCGTCCTGTCGAGGTGACCGATGCCGGTCTACGGCTTCAGCGAGGAGGACGCCAAGCGTATCGGCCACACCGTGCGCGTGGTGGAGCGTTCCGGCCCCCGGCTCAAGACTGCTGGCCCCGACAGCGAGCGAGGGGCGGCAGGCGTCCGCATCATGATCGGGCAGGTAGGCACGGCCGCCTGGTCCAAGGCTTCGTCGGCTGTCATCACGCTCTACGCCGGTCCGCCCAGCACTGCCACCTCGAGGCCAACGGCGACGGCCGGCACGCAGGTGGCACATAACATCTTTGCCGAGATCCCGAGCTCGGCGTACGTGGCCGTGAGCAACAACGGCTTCGGCTGGTACGTCATCGCCGCGGAGTGCTGACCTGTGGTGCTCCTGCCCTGCTCGAACTGCTGCCAGACGCCGTGTGCATGCCCGACCTGCGTTTGCTGCCAGTGCGTTTCGTGGCAGGACTTTTTCAACTACTACGCAGTCGATGGCCAGCCTGGGTTCTATTACCTTCGCCCGGACACAGACCTATCACTCTATGACGGGCTGGAGCGCGCCGGCGTTTGCAACCTGACGCGGGCGTTTCAGTCGCAGCAGGCGTGCGTTGATTACTACGACGCTCTGTACCCCGGATATCCGTACTGGGCTTTAGACGGAGAACCCTGCGGACGCTGGTACAACGTGTATGGGTACGGCTGGTCGGCTCCACTGATCGACGGCCAGCCAGCCACGCCGGCGATGCTTGAGGAGCTCTGCCCAGACGGGGCAAATCCGCCAGACTTCACCGGCGACGGCCTGACGCACTACAAGGGCAGCGGACAGTTCACAGGGGCCGGCACGCCGGATATTCACAAGCTTGTCTTTCGGTCAGGCCAGAGCACCGGCGACCCAATTGCCGACGCTCTGTTCGTGCGGGGCACCCGGAACGATCTGCCAGCCCTGCCGTGGCAGGAAGCAGACGACTGCGGTTCGTGCGCCAACCCGCCGGCATACGAATACGACTGCGACCCGGCAACCGACGACAAGCGGTTTTACGCCAAGACCGTGGACTGGGAGTTCACGCATCAAGGATACGGGCCGCAAGACCCGGCGTGCCCGTTGCAAGCAGACCCGTACACGGGGATCACTTCTGACCCTCTCGGGTTTTGCCCGCCGCAG